AAATTTAAAAGAGATTTAGTTAAATATGTGAGAGATAAAGCTAAATCACAATATAAAAAAGGATATGAGTGTTATATTTGTGGAAACACAGACAATTTAGATTTTCACCACTTTTACGGATTAACCGAACTGCTAGAAACTTGGATACACAAAAAGAATATAACCATAGAGACTGAGCAAGATATCCTAGATGTTCGAGAAGAATTCATCGGTGAGAACTATGAAGAAGTTTATAACAAAACAGCTACTCTCTGCCATCAGCACCATTTTAGATTACACTCAATATACGGAAAGCGACCCACACTAATCACAGCAGAGAAACAAGTAAGATGGGTCGAAAAACAGAGAAAAAAACATGGCATGGTACGATAGATTTTTAGGAATAAATAGAGAAGACGCAGAGGAAAAATTAAATCCTGCGCAATACGTCATATCCAGAAATGAGGGTATGACCATTGATTCTCGAGAAATCGTTACTAATTATAGAAATGCCTACGAAGATTTAGAGGTAGTAAATAGAGCAGTAAATATGATCGTTGATGATGTTGCTGAAATACCTTTTAGTGTTGGAGAACAAAGAACCGGCGTTAATAATATCATTAAGAATATTCGTAGAGTAAAAGTAGATACATTACTTAATAGAGAACCAAACCCTTTTCAAGACATAAGTACATTTAAAAGAAATCTGATAATTGACTTATTAATTGATGGGAATATATTTATATATTTTGACGGTGCTCATATGTATCATCTACCAGCAGAAAAAGTAACAATTTACTCAGATGACTCAACATACATTGATAAGTACACTTTTGATAACAGTATAGATTATAGTGTTAATGAAATTATACATATTAAAGAGAACAGCTTTAACTCCATTTATCGTGGAGTTCCAAGATTAAAGCCAGCATTTAGAACAATGCAACTACTTGGAAGTATGAGAAGGTTTCAAGATAACTTTTTCAAAAATGGAGCAGTTCCAGGATTAGTACTCAAAAGTCCTAATACTCTTTCTGAGAAAATCAAAGAAAGAATGTTAGCAGCTTGGAGTATGAGATACAACCCCAATACTGGTGGTCGAAGACCATTAATACTTGATGGAGGACTTGAAGTAGAACCAATGTCTCAGATTAATTTCAGAGAACTGGACTTTCAAGAATCAATAAAGGCTAACGAGAAGGTAATTCTTGAAAGCATGGGAGTACCACCGATACTTATGGACGGTGGAAATAATGCTAACATAAGGCCCAACCATAGGCTATATTACTTAGAGACTATACTACCTATAGTTAAAAAGATAGGTTATGCGTTGGAAAGATATTTTGGCTTTGAACTTAATGAAGATGTGACAGGAATTCCTGCTCTACAACCAGAATTAAGAGACCAAGCAGCTTATTATGCTACACTTGTAAATACAGGAATTATAAGTGCAAATGAAGCAAGAGAAGCGTTGGGTAAAGAACCAATGGAAGGATTTGATGAACCTCGTGTTCCTGTAAACTTAGCAGGGTCATCAGTAAATCCAGAGCAAGGAGGACGACCAAATGATAGTTCTCCTGACGAGGAATAATTATGACAAAAGATATGATGATTAAAGCTTTATCTGATTTCATGACCAAAAAAGGTCTTGATTACATGGATTTAGCTCTATACAAATCACATGGTAACGATGTTCCTGTTAAGGATTACGTGCTTAGACGAGCATTTGGTTCTTGGAATAGAGTTATGAATGTAGTGAAAACTAGATATCCTGTTTCTGTCACTCCTGTTGAGGTTGAAAAACCAAAAGCAGCTCCTAAAAAGGAGAAAGTGGGGAAAAAAGATGAATAAGATTTTTCACTGGACTAATACTTTTAAAACCCTTGGCGAGACCGATGATGGTGGAATAGACATCAAAGGTTCTGCAAGTACAAATGCACTAGATAGAGCTGGCGATATAATCGAAGCTGAAGCATGGACAAAAGGTGGATTGGAGAGCTATAAAGGCAATCCTGTTTTACTTTTTAATCATGACTATAATAGACCTATCGGTAAAGCAACAGGGTTAAAAGTCACAGAGCAAGGATTAGAGATTACTGGACGAATTTCTAAAGCTGCAGGTGATATAAAAGAATTAGTAAAAGATGGTGTCCTTGGAGCGTTTTCTGTCGGCTTCAGAGTCAAGGATGCAGATTATATGACCGAAACCGATGGATATAAAATAAAAGACGCGGAATTATTTGAAGTGTCTGTGGTATCAGTACCTTGCAACCAGGGAGCAACATTCTCTTTGGCTAAAGGTTTTGATAATATGGATGATTATAATAAATTCAAAAAGCAATTTATAAAGGCTAACTCACATGCAACAGCAGACGCTGTGAAAGTTGAGCAGCCAAGTGGGGAGAAATCCCAAAAAATGGAGACTGATATGTCAGACGAAAAAATGAATCCTGAAACTTCTCCAGAGTTTGATCTTGAGAGATTTGCTAAGGAAGCAGCTGAAAAAGCTGTGGCATCTTATGCAATGAAGCAAGCCGAACTTAAGGCAGCAGAAGAAAAAGCTGCAACTGAAAGCGCTGAAAAAGCACTTAAAGTTGAAGCGATGGACAAGGCTGCTCAAGAAGCTAAACAGGAAGAACAAAGAGTTGTTGTCAAGGCAAGCATGACAGGAGCAGAGAAACTTGTTTCTGATATTGAGAAAAGGGTCAATGAGAAGCATGAAGACTTAGGAAAAGTTGTTAAATCACTTGAAAAAGAATTAGCAGAAAAATCCGAAGAAATTATGCACATCAGAGAGTCAAAAAGGATTTTCTCAGACAGACAAGGTCAAAGCGACTGGAAAAAAGCTTTTGAAAACGACATTATTGATGCAAAATTTGCTGGTCTAGCGACTGGTAAAGGTTGGGACAATAGCTACGCAAGAGGCGTGATGGAAAAAGTAAACCAACATTCAGGTGTACAAGTATCCTCAGCTGATTTTGAGCAAATTGTTTCAACAAACATTGAAAGAGATATTCAGAACGAATTGGTGTTAGCACCTCTATTTAGAGAAATACCGATGAATTCTGCTAATATGATTATACCTATCTTGCCTGACGCAGGATATGCTGAGTTTACTGGAAACCAAGCAGCCACTGGAAGTTCACCTCACGGTAACTTACAAGAAAGGGGCGATGCTTATAACCCAGGATCAGCAGGTGGAGTCGATATGCAAGAAAAGACTCTTTCAACTGTTAAGTTAATTTCACAATCATACTTAGGAAATGAGACTGAAGAAGATGCTATTATGCCAATTCTACCTTTAATTAGGGAGTCTATGGTAAGAGCACACGCACGTGGTATTGAGAACGCTATTTTAGCGGGTAACAATGGTAACGGTGTGTATTCCTCAGGCGCATTTGATGGTTTGATTCAAATGGCTACAGCGGACAATAGTTCCGCATCTCACGTCACTGTATCTGGTACAGCGTTTGCTTCTGATAAGCTAACAGCTGCTCAGTTACTTGATATGAGAAAAAATATGGGTAAATATGGTGTAAGCCCATCTGAAGTATTATACCTAGTTTCACAAAGAGCGTATTTCGAATTACTCGAAGATGCAGAGTTCCAAGATGCTAACCTAGTTGGCGACATGGCAACTAAGCTATCTGGAGAAATCGGCCAAGTATTCGGTTCAAGAATACTACTAGTCGATGAGTTCGCTACACCAGCCGTTAACAAAACTATGGCTGTTGCAGTACACGCGCGAAACTATGTAATGCCAAGGCTCCGAGGTGTAACTATCGAATCTGATTACGAAGTTGCTAACCAAAGACGAGTACTTGTTGCTTCCCAGAGATTAGGATTTACGGATCTTATCAATGGAGCTACATCAGTTCACATCAGAAACTACAAAGCTAGTTAATAGCTAACGTATGGCTCGAGGGGAGCCTATCCCCTCACTTTTTTAAATTATGGCAAACTTAGTAACACTACAACAGTATAAAGACTTCGCGGGCATCAAAGGTGTTAACGAAGACGCCAAGATAAATGTTATATTGCCTGCAATTAGTCAAGCAGTAAAAACATATTGTGGCACTAGTTTTATTGACCACTTTTCAAGTGATAAAACGGAGTTCTTTGATATAACCGATACCTCGACTACTGCAGTAATGGTGGATGAGAGTCCGCTTGTGAGCGTTACCCAAGTACAGGAAAGAGCAGGTCAAGCCGATAGTTATGTTACTTTAATTACAGAAAATTCAGACTCTAGTGGAAAATATGAGTATATTATAGACACTGAGATGGATATGGTAAGAAGAACAACAGCTACAGGAGATAAAGCATTTCCAAAAGGAAGAAAAGCAGTAAAAGTTGTATATAAGTCAGGATTTGCTAGTACACCTAGTGATTTAAAACTTGCATGTTTTGATTTAGTTAAGTACTACTTAAAAGATGAAAGAAAAGCTGGTATGACTATTGCCGGTGCAACAGTCAGAAACCAAGTTTCTACAAGTATAAGAGACAATATAGACTTTCCGGATCATATCAAGAGAATACTTGATACGTATAAGGTCTATAAATAATGGCACTAAAAACCTCTTTATTATCTAAGGCAGATATGCAAGAGGCTATAGGACTAACAGGTATATTAAATATATCAAATGAATCTCTTCTACAAGTAGGAGATACATTAAGAGATGAGCTTGAGAAAGATACTGTAGTGTATCTTAATAAGTATGCTAATTATATACAAGGACTTACAGCTCAATTAGCTAAAGATGGAATAGCTATAGATGATTTAGTAACACAAGGTAATTTTGGTACTGTAGTTTCTATTAGAGAAGTAGTAAAAGCATTTGCAAAACTACAGAAAAATTTAGGGGAAACTAATCAGCAGGGGCATATTGATATAGGAGTACTAACTAAACAGTTATCTGTTTTATATACAAGAATCGAACAAACAATAGATATAGAGGAAGAAAAGTTAGCTAAAAAGAGAGGATCAGGTAAAGTATATGTTCCAAGAACTACAGGTACAAGCGTTGATAAAGATGGTGTAACAAAAGTAAGTGTAACGAATCAAGAAAGAACTATTAAAGTAGCAAAAAAGATTGCAGAAAATATTAGACAATTACGAATAGCTTCTAAAGCAGTAGACGAGTTACCAAAAGGAGTTATCGAAGAATTAATGAAAAAGGATGCTTCTCCTTTAGAAACAATTCAAACTGCAGTAGATAGATATATTACTAAAGGACAGCAACACCATGATATAGGAGTTACAAAGACTGTAAATGTAACAACAGGAAAAGCAGTTCAAAGAATTGAGCTGGAGGCAGAAAAGTTAAATACATTTAAAGGAGATGCCTCTTATTTACTAGGAACAGCCAGAGGCGAAGCACTTGGTAA